GACGGCCTGCTCTTCGACCTCCGGCTCATCGAACCAACCGTCCCAATCCGGGCTGTTGGGCATGAACTGCTCTGCGAAGATCTTGTTCGAGTAGCAACGCAGGTTGTCGTTGAATCGAGTGACCCACCAACCGACGTATGCTCGGTTCATGCTCGGAACGATTCGCTTGTCCAGAAGGATGAACTTCTCGTCGCCCTTCGTCTTTAACTCACCGATCATCGAAGCGACTTCGGCGATGTTTTCCTTGGTGATCTGAACCGCCTCGACCTTGAACGGACGACGGATGTGCTCTGTGAATTCCATTTTGATTCCTTTTCGGCTTTGTTTGAAAAAATAAGATGAGAAGTAAACTGCATCACGCAGTTAAGACCATTTCGGTCTCCTTCTCATTATATAACTTGTAAATTCTGCGAGGATCACTCCTCTTTCGGCGGAGGTTGCATAATCGGCCAGGCATCTACCTTGTCGCACGCAAGGCAGACCCAGACCGAAATTATGAAACTAAGTTTCTGTTTTTTGCAATCGGTGCACACGGTTGGACCGTCTGGACTGTCCTTTAGAGGCATCTTTCTTGTTTTTCCTTTTAATACATCTGACACATTGAGGTTGGACACCATTCCAGATATCCTCTTTGGTCGTCTCCATCAACTTAAAGCCGCATTCACAATAGGCTAAAAGATGTTTTGGGTTGTACTCCTTTGCTTTACCCATTTTTAGGGGCTCACTCTTCCGTTATCACAAAATGCTTTGTGTGTCAGTGGGAAATGATGCGCAAAATACGCCTCGATCTCATTTGCAACTTGGTTTATCTCCCACATCGGGAAAGACGGGAACATTGACCCTTCAACCTTCGTACGAAGTGAAAGAAACGACATAATGCTCCGGGGGTTACACGACACATAAGCGTGTGAATAAATAGACACAGGAAGACACATGCGTGCAACTTCCTTAGCCACACCAGCATCAAGATGCTCCTGATACATATCCCAAGCAAGCTGATAAGACAGCATGTGACCACGAATAAGATCTCGATACTGCTCTTCGGTGCCCGGCACAAAATCGTATGCACCCGTCTTACCTACTTGAATCAGATTACGATCTGCAGGCGGTACATAGAATTCTGGAGAGAGCTCCATGTATCTGCCCGACTGCTCGTTGTAACTGAATCCGATACGATGCCGCATGAATTCACGCCAGATGAAAATAGGCGCTTCGATCCGGAATGTCATGAAACCATGTTCAAATGGAGATCCATGACGATTCTTCATCAGGAAATTGATGAGTCCAGCTGACTCTTCCGAGTCGATAGAAGCCGAGCCCTGAGTCGAGACTCGAGCTGCTCTACAAATGAATTCATCGCTACCAGCAGCAATCAAGTGCTCCACGACAAAATCATTTCTAAGATTAATCGACATATACTTCGCCTCCTTGACGAATTGGTCTAACGTTTTCTGTAGCCAGACCGATCAACTCCTTGAGCTGAGCTTGGCCTTCTTCTAACCGTTTTTCGTTGACGCTATTTAATCTTTTAATTTCATCTTGAATATACCAAACAGCTTTTTCAAGATCTTGGACGGTTGGTGCATCATCTTTTAATCCAGATCGCCACAAATATTTAATTGCATTACCAAGATTGAAATTCATGTGTCTAGTAATATCAATACACTCAACACCACTCGGATGAGCTGTGTAATGTCTTGGGTGATTCACGGGATCATGATCCATTCCACACCTCCGATGTGTGCGTGGGTCTACGGTTTTCATCATTTCCACCTTCACTTAAGAGGTAATATGTCTTACCCCCATCGTTTGAGAAGGCTTCCGGGTTGCGACGACTCTGCCAAATATCGTGTGGCGTACCGTAGTCTGAAGCAGCTACATACCTCCATTCGTCTGGATTGTCCGTAAGCGGCTTGAGATTCTTGAATTGGAGAAGCTCGTTGATAACAGGGATAGCGACACTCGCTGAGCCACCAGAATGTCTCATAGCAGCAAACTCTCGAATGACGTTCAAATATCCCGCAACCCATTCGGGGTCTTCACCGATCAACTCGAGCTCTCTACGAGCATGAGCGACAAGTGGGGAATCCAAGTAATGAGGAACCTCTTCCACAGGAACCGAATCGGGATCGGGGGTCAAGTCAAACAACTCCATCTGGGGCTGATTGTCCTGACCACGAATAATCACGGCCGTGTTGTTGAAGTGGTTGATGGCGTTCATGACGGCATGATGAATTGTCTCCCATCGATGCGTCTCACTCGTCCAATCACCACATGTCGGATCGCCAGGCTTGCAATAACAATCTGCGCTGACAATCGCATCCAACACAGCCTCACTGAGCGTGAGACTAGCCATATCAGACCTCGTTAACGCCGTAGCGACGCTCGAGCTCATCCTCTTCCAGAGTGACGAACATGGTCTGCAAATATGCCTTCTTACCCGTCTTAGTCCCAACCTCCCAGTGATAAGGTCGAGCAATGAGGTCCACCTTCGAGAAGCGAGCGTAGTCCAACACGTTGAGCATGTCCTCAGAGACGTTGGTTCGCCCACCAGCGGTGATCATCACGATACGAGGGGGTCGCACCTTGTACGAGACCTCAACCGTGATGTAATATCTGAATTCCCCGTCCTCGTCGGGCTTGGTCTGTCGGACATTCCATCCGTCTGCAATAAGCGTCTCTGCGAAGTCGGGGCTGAGAACCACTGAGAATTCTCGCTTACCCGTTGCGTTGAACTGGCTTTTCTCACCCGCAAAATTCTTGTAGATGAGCTCTGCGTCATCAACCTGAAAAGTCTTTTCGTCTAGTGCCATAATGTTTCCTTAGTCTACAGGGAACCCGTCTGGTTCCTCGTCCTGTTGATTGTCGACTCGTGCATAGAGCTGCATCTGAGCATGAATATAACCCAGACGTCGAGCTTCTGCACCTAATAGAGCATCGTATTCATACCCGCAAGAGCATTCGACTCTCTTGTTGGTGATGACTACGACGTGCATGTGTTTTAGATCGTCCATGAATTCCTCTTAAAGCATGAACTTTTCGAATGAACCGAAATATTCAATGGCTTCGCAAGCATCGTCCTCAAGCTTCTCGAAATATGTCATATCGATTTGCAAGTCTGATTTCAACTCAGCCATTTCACGTTCGATCCATCGGAAGCCCTTGGTTCCAGTTACTGCGTATTTCTTACCATCTTTGACTCTCCAGAGTCGTCCGCCGTCCTTACACACAGGAACGAAACTACCAGTGCGTCCAACGTGAACCATCTCTGAAATATCGACGTCATCATCGAACATCGTGAAATCAAGATACATCACGCCTTGCGTAACGCTCTTGGTCTCGCAATAGTCGTCAAAGATTACTTCTTCCTTACTGAAAAGTTTCTTAAAGACGTACGGATGCTGGAATTGCGCACCAACAGCAGTCCACTTATCACCAGAGCGAGCAATATAGACGGCATCGTTAACCAGACAGAATTTATCGTACGTAACTTCGTGCTCGAAGTCATAACCGTATTTTTTGCCGAACGCAAATACGAAATCAATGATCTCCTGCGTCGCATCGGGAATCTTGATCGAATCCGTCTTAATATGTGCAACAGTGAATCCTCTCGCTTGGACCTCGTGTTTGAGGTCGATCATGAATAAAGCGCCTCGCTTGGCTACGATGTTGTCGATGTTCCTGTCGTCTTTGAAGGCGTTTGGGAATCTTGCACTGGTGAGACCGTAAACGATGTTAATGACAATCTTAAGAGCGTAAGAAAGGCCTTCGGCGTTACTCGTATCACCCTCCAGAAACTTGCCGAGCTTACCACCAAGCATAGTTGCCGCTCGTTCGTAATCTTTATGCTTGATTGCCAAACGAGCCGCTTTGAGCTCTGAATATCGCTCCGTATACGGTCCAAAGAGGGTGAGGACTTCAATACTGGTCGGATGCATACTCGCCACGTCCAGAAGCGCAACATTGGAATAAATACCCGGTTCGGCGTAGACATATCCGCCTTCACCTGTGACTTCGCCACGATAAATACTCTCCTTCCCATTGAACACATACCCGGGGAAATCCTTACTCAAATCCGTATAGACGAATTGGTCTTGCGGTTTCTTGTTATCCCCGAAAATGATCTTGGCGGTGTGCTGCTGAGTCGTATGGTTGAGTGACAACCCAGACAATTCAGCAAGAATCTCTCGTGCTACGAAGTCCTGTTTGCGGCTCTTGAACGTCTCCTCGGTAGCAATAACGTCGTTACAACAATACTCGACAACCATATCCCATTTGTCTTCTGGAACCGGCTGATCCCAAGGAATATCCAACTCCATGTGATGGATACCAAGCTCGATCTCGAATTTCTTCAAGCTCTGTTTCTTGGAGGAGAAGTCGTAAATATCCGTATACGAAAGTCCATACGCTTCACCAAACAGTGCCGAATCGACATTGTTGATGATCTTCTGACTCAACCGATAGAGATCTTCGATCGAATACCCAAGGAATCTCGCATACAGAATATGATTGTCGTAACGACGATTGTTGAATCCGACAAGTTTGAACGCAAATAACGCCTCAACTTCACTCGGACTCGGGTTGATCATTCGAACTACATTGGGACTACTTTCAGCCTTCCAACACACAACGAACAGATTAGGATATACCTCGACGTCGTAGAACACCAACTCCTTCTCAGCTTCGCCATCGTGTGTAGCCATGGTGTCTTTGCTGACGAACTGCATCTGCTGAACGATCTTGATACAGTTGGTCGATTGGTGTGTACTATTAGCAGCGAATGTAAGAATAACCGGCCGAAGATCTCTGAGGTCATATGACATCCCAGAGTTGTATGCATCGTCGAGAATCTTTGCAATGAAATCGATCGAAGGTTTTGTCCCCGGATGGATTTCCTTACGCAGATTTCGATCGATCAGGTCTCTTAGACCCTTTTCGGATTTAATACTTTTCGTATCAAGCATAGGCTTTTCTTTCTTCGGCAGACCACTACTGATCGTTGCAATATCAAGATTATTACATTGGCTCAGCTTACGTCGTAAGGCTGATTCACCAAGTAATGTTTTTACCTCGATACCAACGTCATACACCGAGCTCAATTCTTCAACGTTGCCGCTGTAGTAGTAATGAAGATGGATGCCAGCTCCACCCTTACTCAACTCAGCATATGTCGGTGGCCATTTCGATGCTTCTTCGAGGTTTCGTTGGAAGTCTTTTTCTCCGTCCTCGTCAACCAGATCGAAATCGATGACGATATGATTACCGGGCACTTGCACCCAGTGTAGTTTGGATGTGTCAAGATCAGAAAGTTTTGTACGACATTTGTCCCACGTTCGTTCGGGGAATCCGCTTGCCTTGGCGTATTGCGCTTTCAGATCAGGGAATAACTCATCGAATTTCGAGGGCTGCTCGAAGAACTCGATGGAATATGGTTTGACATCACTTACTTTCAACTTGTCCAGATCACGGAATCCCGAATAATAACTACGCACAGGCGCACCATCAACGGTCGCTCTATCCTCGAATTTGTCGAAGTAGTT